AAGTACTTGAGTTTTTTTACATCATGGGTGCAACAGGAACAGCTGGGACAGGGGGTGCATTGTTAGCAGCCATCTTTGCAGCCTCTCGCTCACGCTTGCGTTGAGCCTTCTCCTCATCCGTCATCTTCCTGCGAGTTGTCTTCTTCGGTTGTGAAATCGGTTTCGCAACCGGTTCTACAATCTTCACCTTGCGAGTCTTCTTTGGAGCCGAAGTCGGTTTCGCCTTGACGGTCTTTGCAGCATTCAACTTCTCTTTAAGGGTTTTGATCTCAAACTCCAATGTCTCAATCTTCTTTCCAAGCCCTGTGGCTGTCTTACAGAAGTCATCAACCCTTGCACGCAGTGACATTTATTCATACACTGCGAATAAACTCCCAGTTCAGGTAGTCGCAAATCTTCTTCCAGATTTGGTCGTGGGCGATCAATCGGTCTCGTGACTTCAATAACGGAAAGAAGACCTTGTATTCGTCCAACTCCAACAACTCGAAGAACTTGTAGAGGATGTACGAGTAACTCAAGAAGTTCGTGCGGTCGTTCGGACAGTAAAGCAGAAAAGGAGCTTGAATATCTTGAAACATGGCTCGTATTTTCTCTTCAATTTCGGGGGTAATGGTGGGAGGTGGATTTCCATTGAGTCGAGAGAGGATGTGGGCCCTGTGCTCATAATATTTAGAACGATTGAGTTTCTTCAAAATATGCCGTATATCCTCTTCCGTTAAATCTGCAATGTTCTGGATTCGACGCTTGCGTAGTTCCATGATGACCTCGTTCATGACATCTTCGGGAATGATGGTGGATTCCTTGGCTTGAAACTGGTTCAAGATTTCATTGAGATGGTTAATCTTCTTATACGCATAGTTATTGCGTTCCTTGGGTGGGTCACGGAAACTCGGGAAGTCTGAGACAACCAACGCATACTCTTCGGAGCCACATCGAGGACAGACTAAAATACCTTCTGAACTGATCTCTTCGCGTGCAACATTACACTGGACGCAATGCTCGGTCAATAACTGAACGACCTCTGGACCACTCGACAACTTCATACGTTGAACATATTCATCAAACATCTGCTTGCGAGACAGACCATTCTCAGAGGGAACCGATGCACTGAAAAACTTGAGGAAGGTATTGGCATCCTTGGACTGCAAAATAGGCGCGTTGACCGAGGTATCTTGCTTCTTGTAATACTCGTCCAGCAAGTCCATGTTTTTCAAGTAATACTCTTCCACTGGTTGTGCGTGTTCCAACTCCTCTTGAATCTCACGAATACGGTCATGCAGATGATTTGCCTTCACAATGTCGTTAATATCATTCGTAGAACACAGGCGAGATATTTCCGTTTGTAAATGGTCTAACTCCTCCCGCAGACTCTCTTGCTTGATTTTGGAGTCCTTGAGCGTTTGCACGATTCCCTGGTGTAAAGAATCGAGCGTACCGGTCGCGATAGACGTAGTGGGGTTGTCCCGTGTTTTCCGAATCTTGAAGACGTCCATTTACAAACTCCTTCACTTGCTTCATGAAGACTTGATTTTGAAGAATACAGGGTCGTTGACGACGCACCGAAGACACTAACTGTCCAAACTCCATACCCAAGTTCTTACAGGTATACGCCAGCGCAAGAGATGCAGAACGATTCATACCCGCTTGGCAATGGACATAGACCATTCCCGTTCCCTCTCGTAAGAACTGATGCAATGTAGCTTCAAACTCGGGATACCACTCTAGAATGTTGCTCTGTAGCGAATCGATTGCATTCAAGACCTTGTATTTGGATGGATAGCGGTTTCTCCACCACGGAGGAGAGAACTCATCTTGTGCACAGTTGATTACATGGGTAATGCCATACTTTTCAACAAACGCCGGTGTTAAGAATACCCCAGGTCCAACCAAAATACGAGGATGAAAAAACGCTGGTGGTTCACGAAGATACGTAGGTGAAAACAGCAGCGAGAGGAGGGACATTGTGTTATTCTAGTTTCTTATTTGTAAGCATGTGTTAATGCTCACAACCGGGCACACCACCACCGGCTACACCGCACCAACCAAAGGTGAGTCCTTTTGCGCTACGGCACGGACAGGGTGGATTTAACGCTTCGTTCCAGCCAAGTTTAGCAATGTGTTCCATGGTTCGCATCGTCCATCCATACGAACCTCCGCTATGTCCAGTATACTTCATGGCTGCATTGATACGGTCAAGGTTTGGATGGGTTGAGAACACAAAGCCTTTGTCTTTGTCTGGAGTATACGTCTTCATCCAGTCCCAAAGGTCACAAGCCGTAATGGCCTGATAAGCATCGGTCAACAGTTCGCGTTCGAGTTTAGAATAGTGAGATGGAAAGTTCTGCATTGTAGGGGGGAGGTCCAACACTTTGTCCAAAATGAATCCGTTTTTTATCCCAAAATACTCGAGATGAATCCATTCAGAAGGTGTGCGATGACGACCGCAGCAAGACCTAATACACCTGCACCTGTCCAGCTGACGACTCCTGAACCGGTGTAGGCATTGGGAACATATTGAAGAAGCATGTTACGAGGAATGGATAACGAAATGATACCGGCTGCGAGGAAGAAGGCAATATACAGGCTGGCCGAAGAAGCCATCCAGCGCATCGCGGGTAATGTAGGTTTGAAAGAAGGAGCCATGGTCGAGTAACCGGGTGCTTGGTTACTAGGCATTGGCATGACAGGAGGCTGAGACTGCGGTCCTTGGGGATTCAACAGAGCGTCAAGAGAGGTAGAATCGTCCATTGTTTATTCATTAGACGTGTTTTCACATGATGCATCTTCCACGCGGTATCGGTAGCATTTACCGTCGGTCTTGACGACCTTGTCTACAGCGTCCTTGACAGGAACTCCTAATGTGAGAACGGTGGAATAGTTACGGTGAAAGAGGATTGCAGCAATCCCGAGTCCAATAATGAATGAGAAGAAGGGTGAGCCTCGTTCAATGGCTTGGGCGAAGTGAATCATTGTTTCTTAGTGAGACTTGCGAGTAGGTTCAATGAATCTGGCTCCGAGACACAAGGAACTTCCACTGCGACGAAGCGAACACATCCTGAGTCGGTATGGTAGATACTCGAATCGTTCGGTCGTGGAATCGAGATCTTCTTTCGGGTCGGGGGAATCAAGACGGTCGAAATCAACAGTCCTACAATCAGCCCTGCAATGAGCCATTTGAGTTGAATCATTCCTTTACAATGTTCTCCATAAATGCTTTGAAACCAAAGTATGCTAAAATGATGAGGAATCCTGTGCCTGGAAACATGACTGAAGCAGCTGCACCTGCATAGCCAACAATGCGGAAGTAATCCTTCCCAGTGTTTACGGCTTCACGCATAAAGACTGCATACACGGCTACGATTCCAAAGACATAAATGAAAGTACTTAATACAATCGTAAGCAATGAAATGGCTCGACTCTGAAACTGTGAAGGAGTGGGAAGGGCTAGAATCGCATCTTTATCGGACGCCTTGTCACCCAAGATGTTTTCAAGGCGAAGCTTCTGACCTGCAGGTGTAATCAGGGTTCTTCGTTTACCATTTTCCACAATGTTGACTGTCAATCGTTCACCTTTAATCACACCCTTTCCAAGGTCTTCCATCTCCTTTTCTTTGAGTCGTTCCTGACTGAGTTGTAACTTCTTGGCTTCCAAACACTTTTGATCGGATTCACCTCCACACCCCTTGACTGCTTCTTCACGTATTTTCTTTTCATCCTTTGAATCCAACGTCGTTTCAGGAGCCGATTCAAAGGTAGGTTTGAGTTGACTGTTCGATGTAACGTCCAATACACCCGCAGCCACTTTCTTTGCCAAACTCTTTGTGATGTTTGCAAAGCTCTTTTCGTCGCCATAATAGGCGGATTCCAAGTAGACACCACTCATTATTATGAAGCGAATACAAGATTGCCCAAGCCCGATACGATGCGGAAGAAGTTGATGGATTCTACATAGACTCCGACATTGTAAGTGAAGGTAAAGATGATGTTATCATTGGTCTGAACCACAGTTGTAATGGTTCCAGGAGGATACAATGGCTTTCCTGTTTGAGCATCAATCAAGTTCACATTCGCTGCTGGAATAATCGTTGGATTTGGACTGAACAAGGTCGAGGTTAACACGCATACAGTGGAAGAGGTCGTTGGAGTGAACGACAGTGGAAGAGGCTGTTGAAGCGTCAATCGCAGAATGATCTTGTTGAACATACTTCCGTTCGCAGCGCCTGAAGGTTGGTAGGAGGTATTTTCCAACGCAAACGAATACATATACACACCTGGCAGTCCTGTCGTTTCGCCCGTGGTATGACGATACATTTGCAACAATGAAAAGAAGGGTAACGGTTTGGGTTGAATACGCTCCTTTCCATCAAAGAGAATGACTCCATCGGTCATTGAATCACGAGGATAGACTGAAGTCACTTGTTGTTGACCCGACGAATACAAGCCTGTATCCACATCCGTGCTAATCGCAGACCAGGGTGCACGGTTGACAGTCGTCCAGTTCGTGTAGTTGTCCCAATCGTTCAGCAAGATACGGTCTGAGCGTTGAGATGAAAACACAATACGCGTCACCAAGTTGAACATAGGGATTTCCAAATCGGTGTTTCCGCCAAACTGTCCTTCTTTGTTGACATACTTGACGGTCTTGACCAAAAAGGTTTGATCTGCACGAGCTAGCTGATTCATTTCCATCTCCGTCAGATAGATGAAGTTACCTTCAATGTATGGATCTGGAAACCAAGTGGTGATCGTTGAATTACTTGGAAGACCCGTCGACAAAGGTGGACTCAAAAAGAGACTGAGTGGGTAGTTGACTGGACGAACACGTTTTCCATAAGTAGTTGAAGTTGGGTCTGTATCGACCACTGTATACAAATCCGACAACTGACGCAGAGTGACTTCAATATACACTTCTGAGTTCTGAAGCGAGACTAATGGGAGTGCCAAACCTGGATTCTCGCAGAACCAAAAGTGAAGAGGAATCACGAGTTGCCGACTACGAATCGATGGTTCAGGCACCCTGGTTTGTGGCGCAGTGGTAGGAAGTGCGGTCGGAGCAATCGCATGAGGATACTGACCATTGCGGTCATAGGCATGTGCAGGGTCATAGATTTGAGGCACATTACCTACCATCTGATCCACAGTCTTACGCTTGTTAGCATCGTGTGTCATGTAAGAATACATCTTCAACCATTCTCCACGAAGAGATTGAATGACCTGTCCATTCATCGTCAAGTTAACATGGTCAATCAAGTTGTATCCAATATTAGGAATCCATTGAAACTCATATCCAATCGAGTTCGTACGTGCGTCATAGCCTGTTGGGGCTACAGCTCCGTTCAAATACTTGAGAGGCGACCAAATGTCTGGAAGCGTCAATATAAGATACGAGTCATGGAGTAGCTGAGCGTAGCGATCAATGCGGCACGAAATCGTTCGTGTGCCTGTCGTTGAAAACTCCAAGTTGGATGCAGTGAAAGACATTCGAATCTGTTCCATTGCAAAGTTCGTATGACGGCGGTAGACGGAGCGAAAATGAGTCATGGAAGGATTTCCGTTGACTAACTCATTCTGGGCCCCGACCCCCACTAACTGCATTAAACCACCGGGCATTTGTATACTCCCCTATGCTTTCTTTAAGACACAATGCGCACACTCATGGGTTGAACTGAACGACCATTATAAGGAACAATACCTCGGTCCGTTGTGACCTGGAAGGCACCAAAGGCTCCTGTGGCGTTGTTGCTCAAACAACAATCACTGGAATAGGTGGCTCCACCACTAGCTCCACCCCATGCACCTTGAAAAGGTGCTACGAATCGCTGACGCTGGGTGGCTCCGTTTGCAATCAACGATGTATAGAGTGTATTTGTTTTACGCGACTGAGGTGAGGGATCTATATTAAACGTTCTCGCGATGATTCGGTTCTTATGCCGTGTTAACCAATCCTGAGCAGAGTTCACCTGCATTTGTGATTTACGCGAGAGATTCTCTACATACACAATGAGATTGGTTCTAGTAAGCACGCATATTGATCAAACTACTGGTTACTCTAAA